GGGGGGAAACCCTAATGCTGCCGTAAATGAGTGTGACTTATATGGATTTTGTTTGATGGAGATGTTGCGATTTGACAACAGAAGATAGTCGCTTGACAGCATGGAATCTCTTCTCCGGGCCACTGAACAAAAAAAGCGCCAGAACGAATCTGGCGCGTGTAGATTATTAAATTGTAACTTACTTTTAGGAAAGAGCCTCAAGGCGGGCGGCAATTTCGTCGCGTTCGTCGCAAAGCGCCAGGAACGCCTTGACAAGGCTCCGCTATTCGACTTTTTTCCCGGCTGCGTAAGCGTCAGCAGCCTCGTCGCCCTTGAGATCGATGGCGAGTTCGAGCTGTTCGAGGGCTTTTTCGAGTTCGCGGCGGTTGTCGGTGTTCGTCATGTTGGTCTCCGGTGTTTTGTTTGGGTGAGTTCATGTTCGCTCTGTGTACCGGAGGCAGCAAGTCGATGTGGGAATGACTTGCTTTACATCATTCGTTACGTTGGCAGGATCGCATCCGCCCACTGCTGCATGACCGGGCGGCGTTGCTCAAGGAGGTCTGAGCGTTGGTAGGCCTGCACGACCTTGTCGCCCTTTACGTGAGCCAGAGCGCGCTCGGCAAGGGCCTCATGGATGAAGTTCTCCTCGCACCAGTCGCGGAACGTTGATCTGAAACCGTGCATTGTGAAAGACTCGCCTGTCGCCTTCCGGATAAAAGCCCGAGGGCTGTCGATAACCATCTCTTTGTCTGATCGTGGCGCAGGAAAGACAAGCTCAGACTTTCGTTCGCATCGTTCTAGGACTGCCAGTGCCTGATGTGAGAGCGGGACGCGGTGCTCAAGACCACACTTCATCCTAGAGGCTGGGATCGTCCACGTCGCGCGCTGGATGTCGATCTCGTCCCATCGTGCGCAAAGGAACTCTTGCACGCGTGTAGCAGTGAGGATGCCGAAAAGGACGGCGCGAGACACGACAGAAGTCTTTTTCGCCGTCTCCGGTGCAAAACTTTTCAGAATTTCAAGAGGCATTGCCTCATGGTGCTTGACTTCATGAACTTTCGAGATCGGAGGTAGGAAGAACGACAGCCCGTCTTTCCAAGTGGCTGGATTGGTTTGTATGATTTCTTCAGGGATTGCTTGAGAAAATAGCCTTTCGAGGCGGCCTCGTAGGCGACTAGCTGTCTCTGGCTTTTCTGTCCAGATCGGTTTGAGGACTTCGAGGATGTCTCCTCGTGTGATGTCTTTGACGCGAAGTTGGCCGAGGGTGGGGACGGCATATGTCTCGATCGTCGAGGACCACTGTTCTGCGTGCTTGGCGTTCTTCCAACGCTTTACATCCTCGATTGTGTCGATGGCACCAGGGTAGAAGTCTTTGAAGGTGATGTTCTCTCTGCTGTCATCTTCATCATGCTTCAAAGCCATCGGGTCAATTCCATCGGTGACCATCGCAAGGATTTTTGCAGCGCGAGCCTTGGCTGCGCTGATTGAGACACGAGAAGCGCCGCCTATGGACAAGTCCTTTCTGGTCCCGGCGAAGCGGTAGCGGACAACCCACTGTCGCGAAGATTCAGATCGAACCAAAAGCATCAACCCTCCGCCAAGCGAGTAGCGACCAGACGGCAACGTTAAGACGTTCTTAGAAGTTACTTGAACCTTCACCTTTGCCTTCGAAAAGAACCACCAAAAGAACCACCAATGCAGTGTATTATGTGGCGAAATATGGCGCAATCTGACTGATTTTGAAGGAATGGCAAAGATGAGGGAGTCTTGAAAAGGCTTGATTTGCAAGGGGGATAAAGAAAAACCCCGAAGCCTCAAGGACTTCGGGGTTCGTAATATGGCGGAGAAGGGGTCTGTCGAACCCCGTTAGACATCTCCTAGACATCCCCTAGACATCCCTTAGACATTTCCCCGTTGAGCCGTGGGTTTTCGCCCGTTTTCGGTTAGCATGATGGGACAGAGTTAGACATCTGTTAGACATCTTCTAGACATTTTCTAGACAGACAAAATTGGGGCAAAATTGGGGCAAACATAGGAGCCAGTCATGCAAGTCACCGCCAGAAACATCGGGAGCCTCCCAGTGGGGACTCACCGAGCAGAACGTTGCCTATATTTAAGAAAGCGAGAGGGTCACGCGCCGACGTGGGTCTTCCGCTACACGGTCTCGGGAAAGCAGAAGGACGTTGTGATCGGGACGGCGGACGCCGTGACGATTGCTCAGGCAAAGGAAACCGCCGCACGCTTTCGCACGATGATTGCCGACGGGGTCGACCCGCTTGCCGCGAAGCAGGAGCGGCGGGAGAGGATGAAGAACGCGGGCGCGGAGGTTGACCGCCCGTTCACCTTCGCCGACCTCGTTGCCGAGGCCCTGCCCGTCATCGTGCAGAGCAAGGCGTGGCGAAATCAGAAACACGCTGCACAGTGGCAATCGACCCTCGAGCAGTACGCACTCCCTGTACTGGGTAAGCTGTCGGTCGAGGACGTGAGCCGAGACGACATCCTTGAAGTACTCGTGCCGATTTGGAGAACGAAGCCGGAGACTGCTAGCAGATTGCGCGGCAGGCTTGAGGCCGTCTTCGCCTACGCCATAGTCATAGGAAAGCGAAGCGGAGGGAATCCCGCCCTGTGGCGCGGGAACCTTGAGATGTTTCTGCCGCCGATTGCCAAGGTGAAAAAGGAAAGTCACCACGAGGCGCTCACGTTCGACCAGGCTCGCGCGCTTTTCGATGAGTGGCGACCGCCCACGTCGATCACGGCCTGCGCGATTCTGTTTGGGGCGCTGACCGCGTCCCGCGTCGGGGAATTCGTGCCCGCGAAGTGGGAGGAGATCGACCTGCACAGGGAGGTCTGGCACTGCCCGCCCGAGCGACGAAAGGACGGGAAGAAATACCCACACCGCGTCCCGCTGTGCCGGCAGCTCGTTTCCATGCTGAAGATGCTCCCGCACGATTCCCCGTATGTGTTCGCCGGCAAAGGCGGCTCGCACATCTCGAAGGAGACGCCCCGCGTGGTTCTCCAGAAGAAGCTCGGGCACGGGACGATGCACGGCTTCCGCTCGACATTCCGTGACTGGTGCGCGGAGAACGGGAAGGACCCTATTGTGGCCGAGAAAAGCCTGATGCACGCCACTGGGAGTGCCGTCGTTCAGGCGTACCAACGCTCCGACCTGCTCGACGCCCGCAGGGTACTGATGCAGGAATGGGCGGACGCCGTGTACCCGGAGCAGGTTTGACGGGCAAAGAAAAAGCCCGTCACCGTGGTGCGGTGGCGGGCTGTGGGTTGCCGATTGTCTGCGCTATGGCGTGGCCTCGCGGAGCTTGAGCGCCTTCGTGCACTTCGTCGCGTACTGGTCCGCGGCGAGCCATTGGTCGATGATGTCCTTGCGCCAAAACAGGCCGCCGGGGAAGCGCTTGCCCTGAGGGATGATGCGCTTCGCGATCCAACGGTCTACGGTGCGCGGAGACTTCCCGCCAAGGTACTCGCCGACCTCTTTTTTGCTTAACCACCCGTCCATTGAAATACCTCCCGTTCTTTTGCCATTCTCACCTGTGCGATCGCCTCCGCGATTAGTTCGGCCTTGCTCATGATTTGTGCCTTGTACGCCGTGAGGGCACGCTCGGCTCGGTCGAATTCCTCGCGGTCGATCATGTCGATCACGGCGGCCATCGTTTCCTTTTCGTGCAGATCCTTCTCTGCCAGTTGACTGACCCGTGCCACTGCCGCCTGCATCTCGCCGTCATCCCGCACCGGGGCGGCGGGCGTGGCCAGAGCGTCGAACCAGTTTGGCGCAGCACCTTCCAGGATTTGCCGCACCTGCTTCTCGCGTGCGACCTCTCTGTGCAGGTGCGCCTGCCCGGTGCTGTGATCGGTCATGCTCAGGTAGTGGATCGAGTTGAAAACCCGCACGTAGATCGGAGCGCATCGTTCCTTCAGCGTTCGGATGTTGCTCGTGATGAATCCCGTGTGTACGTTCACCTGCGCGGCAATTTGAGCTGCGGAAAATTCCTGCTTCGCGTGTCTGCGGAGGAAGCTCACGATTTTGTACAGCATGATTTCGCGTTCATCGTCAAGCATGAGCGTCTCCTGCGCAGACGATTGCGTCGAACCAGTTCGGGGACGGGGCAGCCATAATGCGAATCTTTTCGGCCTGCATCCTTCCCTTTTCGATGCGCTCGACGCGCATACTCTTTTCCTCTTCTGCTTCGCGTTTCGCCTCTTCGGCCTTCAGGCGTTCGCGCTCGAGCCTTCGGTTTCGTTCTTCCTCTGCGAAGGAGAGACGCCCGCCGAAGCTAACGAGGGTCAGGCCGTGGACTGTGCGGACGTGCAGCTCGGTTCCTTTGCCGGCCAAAGTTTCGAGGATGCCGTTCACGCGGGCCTTGGGCTGGTGAGCCAGTGAGGCGATTTCGGGTACCGTGAACTCACGGTGCGGGTTCGTCTTGAGAAGTTGTTCGACGTGGTGCGTTGCGGTGCTGTTCATGATGGTTTCCTAGTTGGCGGGTAGTGGAGGAGGCGGCGGGAGCTTGCCCGTCACCTTCATATGGTTGACGCGTTCGGCCTGCGCGGCCTCGAGTGCTTGAACCTTTTCGAGGTAGTCCCCGAGGATCAGGCGGCGATGCTCGCGGAAGCGTCCGGGCGTACTGGCGATGTGTTCGGGGTCGTTTTCCTTCAGCACTTCGATCAGCTCCTGATTCATCCCGTTGGCGGTCGCGGCCTCGAAGATCATCTGTGCCGTAGTGAGGCCTTCGCGGGTGTCCTCGATCAGTTCGTCAGGAATGCGGCGGCCCATGTTGCGATGGTCGATCGCGAGGGTTGCGGCATAGGCCGCGCGGCGGATCTCATCGAGGCGCTCAGACTCCTGCACGCCGACCTTGAGGAAGGCGATTGCCCCGATCATCAGCATCGAGTTGACAAGCGAGAAGTCGTCCATTTCCTCGGTCGTCTGCCAACGCTCGAGTGCCATAAAGGCCTCGATGAAGCGTTCAACCATGAAATCCTGGTCGGCTAGCGCGAACAGGTAGCCGAGCTGCGCGGATCCCTTGTGCCGAGCCGCTCGGGCATCCTCGACGATCTTGACGAGGCGGCGGCATTCGGCGGGGTCTTTGAACTGGTTGCGGAGCAGGCGACTGCGTGCGGCCTGCTCCCGTCCGTGCGCGCCCTTCTTTCTTGGCTTCTTTGACTTAGGCATTGGCGTCTCCTCAGATTTGCCCCTTGAGCTGTTTTTGGACTTCCTCGTATGTGTCGAAGCCCGGCGGGAGGACGAGGCGGTAGCGACCGCACTCGACGCCGTCGATCCTGCACACCAGAAGCACCTTTCGCCAGAGGTGGCACTGGACGAAGTCGTAGGCGATCTTCGTGGCGATCACCAGTGCGCCGATCAGGAAGCAGAAGTTGAAGCCCATGATGAAGCCGCGCTCCCACGCGATCGAGGTCGGCACGACGATCGAGTAAAAGAAAAGCCCGAGCCAGAGAAGCCCGAGCTTAGATGTGGGGATCGCGCGGAGGTACCCGCGCATCCACAGGGCGATGATGTCGCCCCTTGAGTTCGACCGCATGATGTCTCCTTATCGACGGGTCAGTTCTGCGTAGCGTTTTGCCACGGCCTTGCGGCATTCGATCATGCCCTTGATCTTGTCCTCTTCCTGCTCGATGATCGTGGGGAAGAGGAGGTCGAGGTAGCCGTTCCTCAGGGCGAAGTGTTGGCCGAGCCAGAGGGCGACCTCAGAGTATCCTCCCGGGGCTTCTACCTTGCGAACCCGATCAATCTCGCGGTCGAGGTAGAACATGGCCTTCATGAGATCGTCGGCCTCGGATTCGCCGTCCTTGTGGCCTGCGCGGACGATGTACTTGACCGCGTTGCCGAGGTTGAACCCGAGCAGTTCGCACAGGTCGATGGGTTCGAGGGTGATGGCCGCGTCGCGGTAGTGTTTGGGATTGGTCTTGTCCATTAGATGTCCTTTGCGAAAGTTTCGGCGAGTGTCGGGATGGTGGCGGGCGGGAACGACTCGCTCAGGTGCTTGGCCGTCAGGTAGCCCATGCAGAAAGCCCCGCTGCTACCGTCGGTCTGACGCATCGCGTCGTAGGCGATCTTCGAGTAGCGGAAGTCGGGGCGCTTGATGAGTTCTGGGTTCGTGAGCAGGTCTACGCCGAGATCGAACAGCCCTTGTTGGCGGCTAGCGTTGGCGAACAGCCTGAAGCCCTTCGTAAACTCGTCGATCGACTTTACGCACATCTTGATGCCCACGCGCCTCAGGTCGGCCTCTTCGTCGAAGCGCTTGAAGCGAACGAGGTTGTCAGCACCGGGCAGGGTGGCGAAGAAGAAGAGGTTGTACAAAGGTTCGCCGTTGGTCACGGCAGTCGCGTCGAGCGGGTGAGTGATGTCGTTCACATCGGCGAGGACGTGTATGTCCTTGCGCGTCAGGTCGGGTTTGTTGGGGTAGCCTTCGACCGGGTTGAACCCCTCGAACCAGTAGCGACCAGGTTCATGCGGGTAGTGGTCGATTAGCCAGTTCCACCCCTTTTCGGAATACTTTTTCATCATGTCCTCTTCATGTGATGAGACCGCCGTCCCCTCCTCTCCTCGCAGGAAGTGGCGGCGGCCTCGGTCAAGGTGTCGGCCTGTGAGTTACTCGCCTTCTCGAAGTTCGTCGAGCAGGTCACGCAGGTGCAGTAGTTCCCGCGCCATCATCATCACGTCTCGCAACATGGGATCGTAAGCCTCGTCGAAACGTCGCTCATCGGTGTCGGCCTTGATCGCCTCTGCCGCTCCGACCAGTTGCTCGGAGACGTAATCCATGTTTTGCAGAATTTCCTCTTCATTCATTTTCATGCTCCGGTTGACCCGTAACCGCCCGCGCCTCGGGCAGTCTTCTTTTCTTGCAAGCGCGTACCGAAATGACGTTCAAGGTGACGATTGCTCTGCGCCGATGTTCTCTTTCGTGCCTCATTCCTCGTCCTCCTTTTCCATCTGGATGCGGATAGAGCGATAGTCCTTCAGTCTTCCGACAAAGTAGGACAGTTTGTTGATGGCGGCCTCGATCTCCGTCAAGGTCGGAGGGGTTAGACCTTTCCAGTCCTTTCGGCACGACGCGGCGCATTCCTCGATTGCTTCCAGCGAGTATCGTGCGCGGAGTCTGTGTGCTTTTTCGTTCTTCATTCCTGGTCCTCCTCGTCTCTCAAAACTCCTACCCAACATTCCATCGGGAAGGTAACCCAACGCAGTTTTCCCTCAAAGTGGAGTTGCATAGCCCAAGACAAACCGTACTCTTTGGCTCCCGGCGTTTGGTGCGCCACAAGCCGCAGGTTTTTCTCGCCCTTGCGGATGTCCTCCGCGGAGATCCCCTGCTTGAGCAGGCTTTCATACGTTTCTTTGTTGAGTTTCCCTGATCCCTTTATCATTCCTCGTCCTCCTTGATCTTCGATAGCAAGAACGTCTTGAGCACAAGTGCAGCATCGTCTTGCGAAACCTTGCTCACGTCATCCGTCACTTTTTTGAAAAGAGGAGTGCCAGAGCCGTCAACGATGACGCACGTCCGAATTTTCTTATTCGTTGTGAAGCTATCATTCGTTGTGAAGTGGACTCCATAACGCTTGCCGTTGACGTAGAACTCATAACCCCAGATGTTCTGAGCGCCCGTAATTTCGCAGTTGAGGCGCTGCATTTGCGATCTCGCCCATTCGCTCTGAGCCTTCTGGAAAGTCTTGGCGTCTTTCGCCGCATTGAGAATCGCCTGACCGATTTGCTCGGCCTCGAACGACCACAAATCGGCGGAACACAACGATTCATCACAGATGTAGATGCGTACTGATACGCCTTCTCGCGTCACCGTAGCGACGTGCGCGCTGTCCTTGTCATGGGTGTTGTCGTAGTAGTCCTTCTCCCACGGCATTCCGACGATCTCAGAAATAGCGGACTGAGCCGCTTCGTCAATTTTTACTGTCTGACTCATTCTTCGTCCTCCTCATATTCAGCCCACAGCTCGACGATGTTGCCGAGTTCTAAGTAATGGCCGTTGTTGAAGTCGCCGTCCTCGTACTTGAAGACTGTCGGCTCTTCGGCTCCGCTTCCGACGTCGATGATGACCCAGTACAAGCCATCGTGCGGCGGCTTTTCGTCTGGGTACTTGTGCCACGTTTTATCCGTCATTCTTCGTCCTCCCACGGGCGGAAGCGGGCAACGCTTTGGCTGTACGCCTCAGGCCAAGCCCCGCCATTGACATTGCACCATGAGCCTCCTTCGATAAAGAGCCGATACTTGGCGCAGGCCTTTCTTCCATCGCGGCACTCGACGCGCATCAAGACGCCTTCGGGCGGCTCGACTTCGGGAAAGTCGTTCCATCCGTGCGGGTCGTACTCTGCGACTTCTTCGATCTCGTCCGTTGCGAAGCAAAGCGTCATCCTCTGGATCTTGGTGTGGTGATGTCGTCTTCTATCCTCTATCATGCCCATGCAGCCGATGAGGATCATTCCGTCCATACGCTCACGGTCGTTTTGAAGCCGTCGGGAGAACTCCCCATCGGTAGCCTCGTCGAGCTTCTTCTGCAGCTCGCGGTCTTTTAATCTGTACTTCATTCCTCGTCCTCCTCGCCATCCGGATCGTCCCACGGGCGGAAGCGCACGACGGCGTCGCTATCTGCAATCGGCCAAGGCGTTCCGTCGATATCGCACCATAGGCCCTCAGGCCTACAAAAGCCCTCACGCTCAAAAAAACGTAATTGAGCGCATGCCTTACTACCATCGTGGCACTCCACACGCATGAGCACACCCTCCGGCGGGTTCACCTTTGAGTAGTCGTTCCAAGCACGCGGGTCGTACTTGCGCACTTCTTCGAGCATGTCGGCGTACAGCGCGGCGGAGAACTGCGAGCCCTCCCCGAACCAGAGAACGTGCAGCCGCGGTTCTTTTTTGAAACTGTCTTTGATGAGCTCGCGCTCCTTGTGCAGCCGAGCGGAGAAATCTCCGTCACTGATCTCATCGAGCTTCCGCTGAAGCTCATGGTCTTTTAGTCTGTATCTCATTGCTCCTCCTCCTCAACCTTTTCGACCATGTCGGGCGTTATCACTAACGCATGGAACGGGCCTTCGCTTTTGCGGAACCAAAGGGTCATCTGCTTCAAAAAATTTAGCTCGGCGAAGATGCGCTTCTTGTTAGATGCAAGCTGTCGGGAGAAGTCTCCGTTGCTAAGCGCATCGAGCTTGCGTTGCAGCTCGCGGTCTTTCAGTCTGTATTTCATTCTGTATTTCATTCGTCCTCCTTACAAGATCACGACGGCCTTGCCGTAGGGGGTAATCCGAACTTCGACGCCCCCGGCATATTCTTCGCCAATCATGGGGTAGCCGCCGTCGTTGTACGTGTACGCGACTTCGATGTCGCCTTCCTTTTCCATAATCTCCTGAAGGAGTTCGATTAGTTCACTGATCGTCATTCCTTAATCTCCTGTAGATCCAAATCCGCCCGCGCCTCGCGCGGTCTCGCTCAGCTCGTCAGCCCACTCGAACTCAGTGTCAACGAGCTTTTCGATGCGCATCTGGGCAATGCGGTCGCCGTTATGAACGATGTACGGCCTGCCCGATGCATTCTTCACCGTGATGTAGACGGGCCCGCGGTAGTCGGCATCCACAAGCAAAGGCGTGATGATGAGGCCCTTGAGGGCAGTGCTGGAGCGGCTGTACACCACGCCAACGTATCCTTCAGGGATTTCAAAGGCGAGGCCCGTCTGAATGCGAACGGTCTGCTCTTCGAAGATCGGCGCATCGAACTCTTCGGCGGCGTACAGGTCAAACCCCGCAGCGTACTTCGTGCCGCGCTTGGGCATCTTCGCGTCCGGGTGCAGACGCTTGATCTTGATGTTCATGCTGTTGCTCCTTGTGTGGCCATTGCGGCCGTGATGAGTGAGAGGGGAGTCCTCATAGCAGCGCTCCTTCAGGCACGGGGTCGGCTTCTCGGGCGGCTGTGATCTCGATGCGGTAGATGTCGAGCACCTTCGCGGAAAAATGAAAACCGGGCCAATTGAGTTCGTGCCCGGTTTCGTTGAATCGCCTGACGACCTTGCTCAGCTGTTGCGCCGTCATGCTGAAAGCGAGCTGAGTGTCGTCGATGATGAAGTGCCGTTCGCCGCGTTGCATGCGCGGCCAGAGGTAGCGCAGAAGCAGTTTTGCGGGGTTCGTTTTTTTGGTTTTCATTGCTGCCTCCTTGAGTAGGCTCTAGCGAATCTGGACGCTTTCGCGTTCTTCGATGTGGCAACCGGGGACTTCGATGCCTGCAGACAACGCGTCCTTGATGGCCGTCTTGTTGGGGCTGACGGTCGTCTTGACGGTCGTGTATGCCTCGGGCAGGTCTGCGCCCTCGGCGATCTCGACGGCCTTCGTCGTGCGGATCGAGACAGTCACGCGGGCGGTCTTGACCTTGCCGGTCGCATGCAGCGCATCGAGAAGCATTGACTTGAGGTAGTCGGAGCGCTTCTGCATCGACTTGACGCGGGCGATCATGCGGTCGGCTTCGTCCTTGGCGGCCTTGGCCTCGGCATCGAGCTCGCGTAGGTAGAGGGCCGTGGCCTCGATCTTGTCGGATGCTTCGGCCTCGACGGCGTGGAGCGCGTCGGCAGAGAGGATTTCGCCAGTCTCGGGATCCACGTCGATGTGGTCGAGCGCGGCACGGATGGCGTCGGAGATTTCGTAGAGTTTCATTTCGGGAACCTATGAAAAAGCCCCGCCGGTTAGGGCAGGGCCGATGTGAAAATTGGGTTGGGCTGTTACTTAGCAGTCAGGGCGCGGTAGCAGGACAGTTGCCTCACGCTATAGCCGTGGCGATCGAGCATGTCCTCGATGGAACCGAGGTTCATGCTTGTCACGGCTTCGTAGAAGCGAGGTGCGAAAGGCGACTGGAGGAGCCGCATCAGCTTGAGGACGGTCTCGAGGTCTTCGCGGAAGAGATATCGCCAGTAGTAGACGAAGGTCCGCAGGTTCTCAGCCTCACGCGAGGAGAGGACGATCGAGCCCGCGGGGATAGGATGCAGGCCACAGTGCGGGCAACCGCCATCATCGGGGTGCGTGGTGTGCAGCACCTCGGGAACGTCGAGCTCCACCTCTTTGATGAAGTCGAGGCAATCTTCGAGCTGAGTACGCGGCAGTTGGTCGTATCGTGCGATCTGGTAGTGTGCCTTGATGGCGCGGTAGATCGTCTGGTAGTTGGCCGCGGTCTTCTTAGCGCGGGCGGCAACGGCGACTTGGATGGCTCGCTGTTCGGCGGGCGTGATTGTTTCCTGTGCTTCGTAGCGTCCAGTCTTGCGGATCGCGGGCAGAACTTCGGACGTGACCCAGCGCTTGAAGCGCTTGGCGCTTTCGAGCTTGGAGCCGAAGATCAGGGCATAGAGGCCGGACTCGTTGACGCAGTTGACCGTCTGGCGGCCGCCCTTCGTTTCGATTTCGGACTTGATGAGGTCTTCGGGGTCAACGCGGTCGTTTACGCTCTTTGCGGGCTGTGAATAACCGAGGGCTTTTGCGACGTCGATTGCAACGAAGAGGGGTGCGTCAGCTGTGCCGAGCGTGCGAAGTTGAGCGTTCTCGAAAGAGAAACATGCAGGGATAGACATATGCAGTCTCCTAGTAGTTTTGACATCAAACCGCTCCATGACGCCAATCATGGTGGGCGGACTTGCAGGTTGGCGTACCGGCTACTAGGTCCCGGCCTCCCGAAGGAGCCTGCAAGCCCACCCGTAATTTGGAGACTTGCAAGGGGGTTACTGAATCGGTAACCCCTTTTCGAGGACAACAAAAAAAGCCGCTACCAACGGTCGGCGGCTTGTCATCGCACGCCTAGTAGTAATCGGGACGCCAATCCCGCGTCGCACCATTGCGGTGTCGACGGGAGAAGCATACCCGAAACACAGGCGCGTTGTCAAAGCTGGTCCTTCCTTGTCCTTAATACATGCATTTCTTTCACGACCGCCCATCCTTTGAACTGCCGTTTTTTGATGTCGTTCAGTTCGAACTTTGTGCCGTCTGGAAGGTGCGGCTTGCAGTAGAAGATCTTGTCTCCTCTGGTGTGGTCGAAGACCTTCACCCACTTTCCGTTGCTTTCGTGATACGTAATTGAGTGATACAGGCTTGGATGCGTAATTGAGTGATGCCGGCTTGTGTCGCCTTCAAAGTAGCACCATCCTTTCCCTTCCGGATCGCCCTCGGTGCAGCAGTAGGCGCGAGGCAGAATCGCGTAGATACATCTGTTGTCGATATGTGTCATGAGACAGACGCAGACGGGGTCGTGCATATCTCCGACCTTTTCGCCTTTCCATTCAATCCAATTCATAGCTCAGTCCTTAATGTTGGCGGGTTGTCTTATTCGTCATAACGTGGACGGGATTCGAGCCATGCGTCGACCTCGTCAAGGCGCCATGCGACACAATTCGCGCCAAGTTTGATGGGCTTCGGAAAGTTTCCTTCCCTGACCCAGCGGCGCAACGTCGCGTTGCCAATTCCGCCTAACATCTTTCGAAGCTGGATAGCACGAATGAGCGCAGGACGTTCGTTTTGTTTCTCGTTTATCGATTTCATGAGTAGCTTCCGTATGAAAAAAGCCCCCGGCTTTCGCCGAGGGCTTGAGTTATTCGAAAAAATCGAATGACTGATCAATTTGACAGCGTGGTCAAGATGGTCAGAAGGGGACGTCAGAGTCGTATGTCGACTCGGGAGCGCGTCGCTGTGCAGCAGGCTTGGCCTGCGCCGGATTCTCGTCGTTGTCCTTCTTTGAACGCAGGAGCTGGATCTGCTCAGCGATGATCTCCGTCACGTAGCGTTCTGCGCCGTCTTTCTCGTACTTGCGCGTGCGCAGACGACCTTCGACATAGAGCGGGTCGCCCTTTGCCGTGTAGTCGCGTATGATCTCCGCTAGTCGACCGAATGCGCAGATGCGGTGCCACTCGGTCTCCTGCTGGACGTTGCCGTCCTTGTCGCGCCACTTGCGTGACGTGCCGAGGGAGAGATTCGCGATGACGTGATCGCCTATGCGGATCTGGGGATCGTTGCCGAGATTCCCGATGAGGATGATCTTATTCACTGATGCCATTGTTAGCTTCCTCCTGTGTAGCCTGTTCGGTCATTGCTTGTTCAAGTTCGTGACGACGAGCTCTGAATGCTTGCGCGATCTTTTCGCGGTCTTCGTAGCAGAGACCCTTGGAGGCGATCTCCTTACCCATTGCCATTAGCTCGTCGGGTGTTTCGGCGCTGATTGTGCGGGACATAAGGTCGGCGAATTCGTCTGGCGTGACGCCAGCGCAATCGAGCCACTTCTTGATCTCTGCGCCGACCTCCGGTGTGAGAATTAGCGGATCAGTGCGAGAGGAGAAAAGTCCGGTACGGTCTTTCGACGCGTTCGCAAAGTGCCCGTCGTGGACGAGATCAAACATGATCGTGAACTCATAATCGACTCCGTCGCGCTGCTCGACCTTCATGCCGAGCTTCTTGATGACCTTCTTACCGTTGACGTCCTCTTGCGCCATCTCTGTCTTACTCCGCATCGTCGCGATGATGTGGAGTTTACTGGTGAGCATTGCGTCGACAAACTGTCGATGGCGAGGTGTCATCTCGTTCCAGGCAGACCACGAGTTACTGCGATAGCGTGCCTTCGCAATGCGTTCGACTTCCTCAAGACAGCCGCCCTTGCCGTTCCATTCATGCGTCATCGAGTCGATGATGAGAATGTCGTAGCCCGCGTCCTCGGCCGCCTTGATGGCTTCCGTGTATCGCTCTGGCGTGAAGGGCGCGTCCAGATCGAGGACGTCGAACCCAGGCATGCCGGGCATGTCAGCGTAGAGAGATGCTGAACCGCGCTCCGTATCGATGACGGCGATCTTGCCGCCGATCCCCTTGGCGAGCAGAAGAGCGCCGTAGGTTTTGCCGGAGCCAGATGTTCCAGACAGAGCGAGGCGAAGTTTTGAGGCGCTGCGAACGGCCTTTTTGAAAGTGAATGTCATGATGTGTCGTCCTCAGAAAGGGATTTCGTCGTCGCCGATGGCGTAGAAGTCTTCAAGCGACTTGTCGTAGATCGGCTCGGGACGCTTTGCACGTTCGCCGAACCACTGGGCTCGCTCGAACTCGTCGCGGCTGGCGAACTCTGGGTACGGGTCGAAGTCGACCTCGTCCTCAGGCTCGGGCATCGGTAGCTCGAGCGGCTCAAGTGAAGTGATCGTCATGCTTACTCCTCTGGGCATTCGAAGCCCGGCTCAGGGGCGAGGATGCAGTCGACGCGATACAAAATCATTTCCGTCGCCTCGAAGAGCGCAACTTCGAGCTCGTCGTTGATGGCGTCGATGATCTTGGTGACCTCTCTTGCCGAGCTTGCGTCCTTAAGGCTCGTGATCACTGCAATGAGATCGGTAGAGGAATTAGGATTTACGAGATACGCCGCAAGCACTTCTTCTTGCCTGTTCGTGACGTAGTTCTCGCAGAGCTCGTCGATGTCCGCGTTCGGCGTATGCTCTGCCTGCTGCGCGATGCTTCGCGCGATGTCAGTCAAAGTCTTCATTCGTTACTCCATGATCCAGTAATGAGCGCTCCGACGACGATTGCCAGCGCGCCGATGAAGCTGATGAGCGTCCAGACGCGTCCAGGGCGCTCGCATGAAAAAGGCTCGACGTTCTGCCGAGCCTGCTTTGCTGCGCGCCGCTGCTCGAGCGGTCGCTTTCGAGTAATTCGTTTCATGTCGAAGTCCCTTGGAATGTGGTCAATGATGTGGACCGGGTCGGAGAAGCTCATGCGGCCTCCTCCTCTTCACGCTCCTGCCAGAGCACGCGAAGCTCTTCGAGACAGTCCTCGATCACGTCCTTGTCGAGACCCGCGTCGTTGGCTGCTTCGGTGAACTCTTCGATTGTGACGAGCTCGCCTCCGGCTGTAAGTGTGTCGAGATCGAGCTCGTACCCGTCGACGAGAATCGGCTGCTCGTCGGGATACTCGTCGTACACCGACGGGACGCCGCCCATGCCGAAGTAAAAACCGTTGCTCATGCGAAGTACCTCAATGCGATGACCGTGAGACCGATTGCGACGATGCCGCCGATCGTGAAAAGGCGATGTCCGAACGTGATGGTGTCTTCGGACGTAGGCTCGTACTGGATGAGCTCGTCGGCGCTGCGCCCGGTGAAGAAATCGAGAAGAGACATAACTTCCTCTCCGTGTGGAATGAGAAAAGGCATTCAGATGCCGCCGAATGAGAACGCCACGTGATGTGGCCGGCGGCACGTGAATGCCTTCTGATGAAAGTGGGGTGAGGGAGCCGGGGTGAACGCAAAAGCCTCTCGCCTGCAGATGCCCCGGCTTTGGGATCTGGCCTAGTGAGCCGCCAGATCGGCGCATATCTGCGTCACGCCGTTGCCCTCGAAGTCGTTACGGAAGTTCGTCCATGACGCACTGGACGTTGACTGCCACCTGCTCGTACTTCTCCGCTGCGGGGCAGTGGATGACGGTCGGCTCGGTCTTCATGTAGAAGGCAAGCGCGGCGGCGTTCGCGATGCTCAGGAGCGCGTACTCATGGACATCGGCTTCGCAGCAGGTCTCGCGACCGACCGAACGTAGGTAATGCGCAAGCCTGACGTCGAAGTCACTTTTTGTCATCGTTGTTCTCCTAGTAGCCGTCCTCGCTCTTTGCGGGTGCCCGCGAGACGGCGATAAAAAAGCCCCCGGCGTGTGCCGAGGGCTTGATGAAGTGTCGTAGGTTAGAGAAGCAGTTTCTGTATGGCGGCGGCGGAGATCAGTTTGATCGTCCCCAGCGTCAGAGGCACCGTTTTCTCTTTGGCGAAAGCTTTGAGTTTGTCGACGAACCCCTTGGTTCGAACGGTCTCCAGTAGCGAATACCCGTCGAGCGTGAGCGAAGGATTCGCTGCAATCCCGATTTGAAAGTGGCCGTCAGCGCTTTCAGTCACGTACAGGCCTTCGATGTAGCCGCTGTCGACCAAGAGCTTTATGTGCGAGAACACGACGCGAATGCTGGCGTCCTGATCGCGATTGCGGCGTTCGGAAAGAAGCTGCCCTTCCTTCCATTCGTCGAGGTTGTTTGCGTCGTTCACGAACTCCTCAATCGTCTCAGCCTCAACGTGCGCGAGGATTGTCCGCATCAAGTTCCAATCAAGTTTCATGGAAATTCGGCGCGGGAACCTCTGTCTTCAGACAGGGGAGGAAGCGCCGTCCTCCTTTCTAAGTTCGGTTAAATCTTTGCGGATACCCGCAGGCTCCGCTTACGCGGCCCGAAGGCCGGTTGACATCCTTCGCCAATGTTGGAAGGGGTTTGGTGCCTGCAACACCGCTCCTACCTCTTAGAGCTTTTAATCACAGGCCGCAGAGCGTGGAACTAGGATGTACATCCCACGGTGCCTGTACATTCCCAACCAACGTAGCGCCTCTCGAAAGAGGGGCGCTGAGGCTAGTCAATAAAGACTCTTTCAAGCCTCTGTCTTCAGACAGGGGTTATTGACGGAAATCTCCAAAGTGTCGGGACAGTATATCCGCTCATTTTATTTGTCGTTCCGTCACTTCTCGTGATCTTGACCGCGTTGAGGCAACTCTGATTCAGCGGTACCGTCCTCGTTGCAACGAAGTGGTTCCCCGCTAACGGGACAAATAACCGCGTCGAACGCCGTCCACGCTGCGGCGATTGCGTAAATCAAACGCACGTCGTCGTGCGTGGTTGGCGTTACCACCAGGCGCTTGTCGATTATTTCTACATCCATTGTTATCTCCTTTAGAAAGCCCACCTAAGCCCTCTCGGTGGAAAGGGCTTAGATCGGCTTTCGATCAGGTCGCGGCTGCGCTCGTTCAGCGCTCAGGCCGCTCGGGGCTAACATGCCCTCTGTCCGAAGACTGATCCTGATCTAGCTCGTGGGGCGTGTGGCGATCGTCCGTCGCCATCGAGCATCCGTCGCTTTCAGGTGGTCCCCAACCCAACCGCACTGGAAGATACCCTCCAGCCGTCCTGCGTACTTTTCATACACGACCTTTGCGACTACGGCTTGACGCTCCTTCCTGCGGCGGCAAATTTCACTTCTCGCAGTGGCTGTTCTCAAGCCGTCCCCGACACAGCTAAGCACCGGGATTTTCATTCTTCCGAGCCTTTCGGCTTGGGTACCAAGCGGAACGGGCGTCGTTCCGTATTTGGTACGGTGATAGTACCACAGTGGTACCTAGAATGGTAGCCAGAGGTTACCAAAAACTCGGGTCGAGTTGATCTAGATCAACGAGCGTTTTTGAGGGCAAAAAAAATCCCGCACGAGGCGGGATTGAGGGTGGGAGAGGGTGGCCGGGCGCTAGAGTTCGCGCACGTTAAAGCAGAGGACGGCTCTGCCAATCACTTCGACGGATTCGCAGGTATCCAGTTGGATCGGCCTGTATTTCGGATTGTCTGAGATCAGCTCGACCTTGCCCCCAGGATGGATCTGCACGCGCTTGATGAATACGGCGTTTGAGTACTGAACGGCGTAGAGGCCATCGGCCACGAAGCGGCTCTGGGACGTGTCCACGATGACGAAGTCGCCGCGCTTGATGCCCGGTTCCATGCTGTCGCCGTCGGCAGTGATGATGTGGAGGGTCTGGAAGTTCAGGGAGGAGGTCGACTTTGAAAGCAGCCACTGCTTCGTGACGCGGAGCATCTGAACCAACTGGATGGTCTGGGCAAGCTCCCCGCCGTAGCCGCACGACCCCTTTACATCGAGCACGGGGATCGAAACGACATCCTCATTAGGTTCAAGGGTCTGCGGGCGAGACAGGGACGTATCGCCGAACCTCAGGAAGGCGGGCGTGACATGGAAGTACTCGGCCAATGCCTCGAGGTTCTCGTCGGACGGCATCTGGATGCCAGACAGCCATTTTCCTACGGTGACGTGACTCGTGCCGATACGGCGGCCAAGCTCACGCATCGAAATTTTGCGCTCTTCTAACAGGGCTTTTAGGCGGGCAGGGAAAGACATAGCGGGACTCCTTTGGTACTTAGATAGTACCAACCAAAAGACGCGACTAGGGTACCACAGGGGTACCGATTATGGTACTATAGCCGTACCATTAATTTGAATTGGGGGTTCCACATGAAAAAAGTTTCCGTTCGAGATGCCATTGCCCGCTACGGCACTCAGCAAAAGCTCGCCGACGATCTTGGCATTTCCCGCCAGACGGTCAAGCGGTGGGTATCCAACAACTCCGTCACGCGCAACTACCTTGCGCCGTTCTGCCGCCTTACTGGTTGCAAGCCCGAAGAGGTCAGCCAGTTCGCTGCCGACGTCGTTCGGATGATTCGCACCAACCGTTGAGGCAACTATGAGCTACGACGCGGAAAGGTGGGCTCGTAGCCAGAAGGTTGGCAACGCTTCTGCGAAGTTTGTGCTGATTGAACTGGCAAACGCACTCAACCGAGAAACCGGCAAGTGCTACCCCAGTATCGAAGCACTTCAGGAGGCTACGGAACTGAACCGCAAGACGGTGATTGCCGCCACGAAGCACCTCGAGGAAAAGGGCTTCATCACGAAGCGCCGTTCGTTCGTGAACGGTAAGCAAATCGTCTACTACGGCTTTCCTTCGTTCAAGCCCGCCGACAGGGAGTCCAAGAACAAAAGTACCAAAACCGGGACTTTGGAAAGTACCGAAAACGGGACTTTACCTCCCCAAAGTACCGAAATTGGGACTTTAGAAAGTACCGAAAACGGTACTACCGAAAGTACCAAAAACGGGACTGACGATAGTACCGAAATTGGGACTTATGAAAGTACCGTTTTTGGGACAGTAACAAGGAATAAGAACAAGGAAAAGAACAAGGAAATAGAACAAGGAAGTAGTTTCCCCGCGCAAGCGCTCCTGCTCACGATTCCGACCGACCCGAAACCGAAGCGGTCGAGGGCGAAGCCGAAGACGAGCTGCCCGTTCTCCTCTGGGGACGCAATCCCGCCCGCCTACCTCGAGTACGCGAAGCAGAAGCACCCGAGCATAGACGCGCAGGCCGAATTCACGAAGTTCGTGGACTTCCACCTTTCCAAGGACAACCGCTACTGCGACTGGTACGCCGCTTGGAGAACGTGGGCAACCAACGCCGAAGAGTATGCGAGGAAACGCGCACCGTCCTACCGACCCGCCTATGGCGGTTTCCGCGAGAAGCGCCAGTGCGACCGCGTGTACGACCCTGATGATCCCGTTTGAGAGATAAACCATGACTGCTACTGAAGCCCGCCAGATCGCCGCTCGATCGGCACAGACACAACAGCTCGACGCTGTGTTGGCAAGTGCCGCAGCTTCGATGCTTCCGGCAAGCCGTGACGTTGAATTTGACTGCCCTGTTCACGGAAAGATGACCTACACGACCTATCAACTCAAGGATGGGACGTGGAAAGCTCCCTACTGCCCTAAGTGCCGCAAGCTCGAGCTCGAGAAGCAGGCACGCATCGAGGAGGCATCCACCCGCGAACGCGAACGCTGTGCTGAACTGCGAAAGATGCTCGGCCTCGGCAGGCCCTCCGACTTCGAGGGAAAGACGCTCGAGACCTATCACCCCGAAAACCCCGAGGAGGAAAAGAACCTGATGGTCGCGACCCGCTTCGCCAAGCGCTTCAGCATCCGCGAGGCCGAACGCGAGACCGCCCACGACGCGCAACAGGAAGGGTGGCGGGAAATCAACGCCAAGGGCCTCATCTTCATCGGCAATCCTGGGACCGGCAAGAGCCATCTCGCCTACGCGATCCTGCACGAACTGGATGCGCAGGGCATCCCCGGGTTCTACGTAACCGTCCCTTCCCTGCTCGAGGTCATGACGAACCGCTACGCGCAGGTCGACCGCATTGCCGCAATGGCGAAGCTCTGCATGGTCTCCTGCCTTGTCCTCGACGAGGTCGGCGTGCAGAAGGGCAACCACGACGAACTCAAGGTGCTGTACCAGATCATCGACGGCAGGATCAAGAACGGTCGCCCGACCATCTTCATCACCAACCTTGACAAGGCCGAACTCGAGGAACTGCTCACCGAGCGAATCATGAGCCGCGTCCGCAATGCCGGCTACGCACTCACCTTCAAGACGGGACGCGACCGCCGCGTCTCCGCCAACCGAACCAACGACCCGACCAAACTTTTCTGAGGAGGAAAGCAATGAGTGAACCCGACACCAAAGCCCGCGTCGTCTCCAAGTCGCATCACACGATGTCGCTCACGACCACGCTGCACACGTTCCTCGGACGCAAGGTGATCCGCATCACCACGATGCCCCTCTTCGGCTCGACCGCCTACCTCACGACCTACGCCGAGGGCCGTCTGGGCGACGACCCGACCGACCTCACGCAGGCAACGTTCGAGTACTGCCGCGCCTACAAGTTCGCGGAGCGCTCCCTTGCCTTCACCCACCATGAGTCACTCGTCGAGCAGGCCGTGCAGAGAGGTGCGCCCCATGTCCGATGAAACCACGGGAGCGGAGATCGTGCGCGAGATCAAGGAACGCCGAGGCAAGACGACCTGGCTCCTCAGTCTCGACCGCCGTCGCGAATTCTGCGTGCATTCCCGCCCCGACTTCTCGGGTCGACGCGGCCAGTACGTCACCAAAGTCACCTACCGCCTGCTCCCGAAGCCCTGTCCCGACGATGACCGCGAGGGCCTGCGTTGGTACACCGCCGAGCTCGAGCGCGAGCGCACCATAGCAGTCCGCTACAGCAGGGATGCAGCTCACGGTATGGCCGTCCATGACGCCGCCGTAGGTTCCATCCAACGAGGAGCATTCAACCCATGAGCACAGCTTTCATCGTCAGCACCACGGACGCCGCCGACGAACTCAAGACCGCCATCGTGGTCGAGGGAGGGGACTTCTGGGAGGTTCACAGCACCGACTTCGAGGGCGAAGTCACCACGTCGATCAAGCCCGGGCGGTGGTTCGCCCCCGTCTCCTGCGTGCGCTTCGGTCGACCCGTCGCCTCTTGGAAGCTCCCGTCCTTTGCCGACGCGCGCCTTCTCCACCGTGACGCCGTGGCGCACATCCTGCAAAACGGCGGCTACAACCCCCAGTAACCCACAACTACGAACCATGAAAGACCTGTTCTCCGCACTCCTCGCTCCGTTCTTCGTCATCGTGAACGTCGTGGCGCTGTTCTTCCTCCTCGCTGCCTGCCCAGTGGTGATCGCCGTCGCCGCCATCGCTGCCATCGTCGCACTGCCCTTCGTCCTCCTCCTCAACTTCTTCGAGGCGGACCGATGAGGTGGAAACGACCGAAAGAGGAAGAGCCGACCGGCCCGAAGGAACCGCATCCGCTCTTCGGCGACCGATTCATCAACACCATCCGATGCATCGACTGCGCCTACCTCGCGGGATCCGACCGCACCCCCCGGTGGCTCTTCGCAGAGGAAAAGGGCTACTGCGACGCGGTCGGGCACAAGGGAGGGCGGTGGAACGTCCTTCAGGCCATTACCGAACTACGCCCCCCGTGCGCGTTCTACGAACGAGCGCCACAGGAGCGAATAGACCTCCGCATCAAGGCGGTGGGGATTCTCAAAGCAAGAAAAGACCAACAGGAGCAAAACCGATGATTCCGACGACCAGGATTGCCGACGCTTGGCATACCGTCATCAACCCGAAGAAGTCCCGCCCGAACCTCCCCGAGGTCGGTCGCCGCTGCCGACTCCACTTCCGCGAGTGCGAGGCCCTCACCGACACGGGCCGCATGAAGATCCGCCACGGCATCGACTTCTACGGCTACCTCGCCAACGAGTCCTTTTGCTACATCCCGCTCTACAAGGTCGCCATCCCGTCCTCGAACCTCGAGGCGTGGACATACGACGAAACCAACCCGCGCAACGGGAAGAAGTTCCCGCTGTTCTTCAACGGCTTCGGGCGTGACAGCTACGAGGCCTTCCGCATCTTCAGCAAGCGAGGCATCAGGGGATGAGAGCGAACACATTGCTCGCACTGGGTCGACTCAAGCCCGGGCAGATGAACAAGACCGAGACCGCGTACCGCGACCACCTCCGCGCACTCAAGGCCGCAGGCGAAGTCCTTGACTTCCGCTTCGAAGCGATTACCCTCAAGCTCGCGCAAGACCTCCGATACACGCCCGACTTCTTCGTGCTCAAGCCAGACGGCTCGATCGAATTCCATGAGGTCAAGGGAAGCCGCGCCATCTTCCGAGACGACGCCAAGGCGAAGTGCAAGATGTGCGCACAGCTCAACCAGTGGGCGACCCTGATCGTGGTCTACCCGCGCCGCAAGAAAGACGGCGGCGGGTGGGAGTATGAAACCTTTGAGCCGAGCAACCTATGGTAATCATCGAAAAAGAATTCTTCCGTCTGCTGCGCCTCTGGGCGAGTCTGCGCCGCAAGGGCCGCATCCCTACGGTCAAGTCCCCGACGTTCGTCATCATGCAGATGATGCGCCTCGCGCAGGGATCCCCGGACGCGGAAGAGGAGGCTAACCCCTTCGCCGAGAAGCGCCAACCGCGCATCACCCCGAGCGCCGAGGAACTTCGCGCCAATGAACAGGTCGCCGACGACCTCGATGCCGCCTTCGCGTCCTCCGAGCTCCCGATGATCGCCAAGGCCGTCATCCGCGCACGCTACTTCGAGCATCTCGAACCCGAGGACATCGAACAGCGCCTGCACCTCGGGCGCAATACCTTCCGCTTCCACCACTACGCCGCAGTTTGCGAACTAAAACGAATCTTCGATTGCATCCGCGAGAAAAGAGTCGTATAATGTGTAATGAAGTATTTTTGGCCTCAGTCGGAGGCGAGTCGTGTGCGGCTTTAATCCCTGTCGGGAGACAGAGTCGTATCTAGCGAAAATAAAGCTCGGATCGAAAGGTTCGAGCTTTTTTATACCCCTTTTGCGGGTGGGGCGGTCTCGACATGACGTGATCGTTTCGCATGTTTCCGATCGCGTGACCCCTTTACCCACCACATTCTTTGCTTTCGACAGGGATTGCCGCCTCAATCACGTTGAACGCATGAAAAAGATTCTCTTGGCGGCTGTTGTGGCTGCATTCTTCATCTCTACCGCCGCAGATGCTCGTGGTGGTCGCGGTTTCGGCGGACGCTCTTTCTCGCGCCCGTCTGCTGTCAGATCAGTCCCGAATCGCACGACTGTCGTGAAGAAAAACACTACCGTCGTGAACCAGACCGTTCATCAAAACACCACCTCTTCGGGTGGCGGCTTCTGGTCGACTGTCATGGGTGCCGCCGCAGGCTCGATGGCTGGCAATGCCATCTACGACGTGATGACGAAGGACGACGAACCGAAACAGCCGGCACAGGCTCCTCAGCAACCGCAGGTCATTTACGTTCCCGTCGGTTCTGACGGCAAGCCCGTTCAGCAGAACCAGTAACACAAGCAACTCGTCAATTGGTGGAAACGCCAATGCGAGAAACGGGCGCGAGGTGCGATCCTTGAAGGACTCAAAAACATTCGTTATGAGTCTTTCATAGGATTAAACCAAAATGAGAAAAACCGTTACGGCTTTTGTGGCCAGTTTGTTTTGCGCCTCGGCATTCGCGGGATTGACGCAAACCGAAAAGGACGTTTTTAACACCATTGTGCGAGATGACATCAATGGCGCGTACAACGTGGACCAGGCGGCAACGTTTGCAATAGCCGCCGGAGGTACAAACCCAATCTACCAAGACGTCGACGTAATTGAGCGCGAGTTTCAGAGTAACGAACTTCGTGCAAACAAAAAGTACAAGGGCAAACAGGTTTTGATTGAGGGGCGAATTGATGAGGTTCGCGTTAACAGCTTCAATACCGCAATGGTTGTTTTCTCAAGTCCGCAAAGGGTTGTGACGCCTACCGCGACATTCGCAAAACAGGAAGAGCAATCCGATTACATTGCCGATTTCGACAGGGGGCAGAGAATTGCGCTTCTGTGCAATGTAGACGGTCTTTCGGTCGGAAACGTTCGATTTAGCGAGTGCCAGACCGTCCCTTACATGGTGAAAAAATTCCAAGACGGCGCAACAGCGTGTCTGGAAGAGCTTGAAAAAGGTCGCGCACCAAAAGAGGAATGGTTAAGCAAACTGATAGCTGTTTCTGTCGGGGTCGCTGGTGCGCTGACGCCCGAGGAGGCCGCCGCCGTCGCCAAGCCTGATGCAACGAGTGATTGTTTAAAGCGAGTTATGCCAAATCTCAAGGATTTGACAACAAGCCCCAAAACGCAAGAACGACTGAAAGCCTTGGGCTTGACGTTTCCCAAGTAAACGCCAAAAACAAAGAACACACGAACTCTCGTAGGAAACTACGGGAGTTTTTTTCGTCCAGCAAACGACTTGAGGAGGTCGAGATGGGCAACGAAATTACGCCGTCCACGCGGCTCAAGGTGGAATACCGAAAGGTCGCAGACCTCATACCCTACGCCCGAAACGCTCGAACGCATAGCGATGAGCAAGTTTCTCGCATTGCGGGATCGATCCAAGAATTTGGCTGGACTAACCCAATTCTTGTTGACGGCACAAACGGCATTCTCGCGGGACATGGCCGCCTAGCGGCAGCACGAAAGCTCGGCATGAGCGAAGTCCCCGTGATCGAATTGGCGGGACTGAGCAAAACACAGAAACGCGCCTACATTCTCGCTGACAACAAGCTCGCATTGGACGCGGGCTGGGACGACGAACTGCTAAAGGTCGAACTCGAAGAGCTGAAACTGGAAGGCGTGGAACTTGACGACATAGGCTTTTCTTCGGAAGAGCTTGACGACTTATTGACCGTTGACGATTCTGACGATTCCGACGAGCCTGATATTCCTGAGCCTAAGCCAGACCCTGTATCGAAACGCGGCGACGTTTGGACGCTTGGTGTTCACCGAGTAATGTGCGGTGATTCATGCTCTGCCACAGATATTTCTAAGCTTGTGTGGGGGGGGGTAGGGTAAACCTCTACCTGACGGACCCTCCCTACAACGTAGCCTACGAAGGCAAGACGAAAGACGCTCTTACGATTGAAAACGATTCGATGGAGGATGGGGCCTTTAGGCAGTTCCTCGTTGATGCGTTTTCAATGGCGGACACCGTCCTTGAGCCGGGCGGCGTTTTCTACATCTGGCACGCCGACTCGGAGGGATACAACTTCCGTGGCGCTTGCCGAGACGTTGGCTGGAAGGTGCGCGAGTGCCTGATCTGGAACAAGAACGCCTTTGTTCTTGGTCGCCAGGACTACCAGTGGAAACACGAACCCTGCCTTTATGGGTGGAAAGACGGCGCGAGTCATGAGTGGTACTCAGACAGAAGCCAGACGACGGTTATCGACTGCGATCGCCCGATGAGAAACGGCGATCATCCGACGATGAAACCTGTCGAGCTGTTCCGCTACCTCATGGAGAACTCGTCCAAGAAGGGAGACGTGGTCTTTGACAGTTTTGGAGGCTCTGGGACGACATTGGTCGCAGCCGAAGAAACTGGTCGCGTCGCTTACCTGATGGAACTCGACCCCGTTTACGTTGATGTGATCATCAAGCGGTGGCAGGAAATGACGGGGCTTGAAGCCGTTCGCGATGACGGCAAAACCTACAACTCGCTGATTTGAAAACTCTCGGAGGGGTGACCCAGTAACCGAGAGTTTTTCAACCCTGTTTGAAGGATTGTCTTAACTCGGCGAACATCGGAACTGCCCCGTACCTTCCGAGAGTATTCATATGGAAACGAAACCACGAATTCAGATCGATCTGCGTAAGGTTGAAGAATACGCGCAGGTCTGCAACAACGAAGAGGAGATTGCCAACGCACTCGGAATCTCCTACACGACGCTGAAGGCTCGAAAGAGAGAAAGCGACCAATTCGCCAGTGCCATAAAAAGGGGCAAGGCGAAGGCAAACGTTTTTGTCGGCGGCAAGCTCATGGAAAAGATCAAGAGCGGGGATACCGCCTCGATCATCTTCTACATGAAGTCCCGCTGCGGATGGAAGGAAACCTCCCGATCCGAGATTACCGGGGCGGACGGCGGCGCAGTCAAGGTTGATGCAGCTCCCGACCTTTCCGGGGTTTCTACCGAAAACCTGCGCAAGATTAGGGAGCTTATGAATGAACAGACTCCCAACTCTGATTGAGCTTGACCGAGAACTTGCACGGCGTTCACTGGGCGAGTTTTGCAAGATGGCGTGGAACGTTCTCGAACCCGCCACACCGATCAAGTGGGGATGGGCGCTCGACGCGATGTGCGAGCACCTAGAAGCTGTCCACAGCGGACAGATCAAGCGCCTGCTGATGAACGTCCCGCCGGGCATGATGAAGTCGCTCCTTACGGGCGTTTTCTTCCCCGCATGGGAATGGGGCGCGGGCGGCTCGCCGTCCCTGCGCTACCTCACGACGGCGCATAAGGAAGACCTCGCAATCCGAGACAACCTCAAGTGCCGCCGCCTGATCTCCTCGGACTGGTATCAGGAGCGATGGGGCGTCGAACTCTGCGGCGACCAGAACGCGAAGACGAAGTTCGAGAACACCGCTACGGGCTTTCGCGAGTCCATGGCCTTCCGAAGCCTGACGGGTAGCCGAGGCGACCGCATCATCATCGACGACCCTTTGAGCGTCGCTGATGCGTTTTCCGAGGCCGCGCTGCACTCGGTCGAGACGACCTTCCTAGAAGCCGTCCCGTCCCGTGTGAACAACTCAGACAGCGCGATCATCGTGATCATGCAGCGCTTGCATGAACGCGACACCTCGGGCGTCATCCTAGCCCGCGAACTCGGGTACGAACACCTGATGTTGCCGATGCGCTTTGAGGAAAGCCGCAGGTGCAAGACTTGCATCGGCTTTGCCGACCCGCGCAAGAAAGAGGGCGAGCTGCTCTTCCCCGAGCGCTTCTCCGAGGCGCAGGTGACCGAGATGGAAAAGACCATGGGCGGCTACGCTACGGCGGGTCAGTTCCAACAGCGTCCCGTCCCGCGCGGCGGCGGCCTGTTCAAGGCCGAGTGGATCCAACGTTGGACGCCCGAGATGCTCCCGACGCACTTTGACCGCGTGGTCTGCTCTTGGGACATGACCTTCAAGGGCACGGACCGAAGCGACTACGTTGTGGGTCAGGTCTGGGGTGCGCGTGACGGCAACTTCTACCTACTCGACCAGGTTCGCGGGCAATGGGACTTCGTGAAGACGGTCGAGATGTTCGAGCGGCTTTCCGAGAAGCACCCAGAGGCCACGCGCAAGCTAGTCGAAGACAAGGCGAACGGCTCTGCGGTTATTTCCACGTTGAAGAAGCATGTGACGGGCATCGTCCCGATCACGCCGAAGGAATCCAAGGAAGCACGCGCCTACGCCGTGTCGACCCTCTGGGAGGCGAAGAACGTCTTCCTCCCGCCGGCCACGGCCACGTGGGTCGACCTTGAGTTCATCCCCGAGCTTTTGGCGTTCCCGGCAAGCGCTCACGACGATATGGTCGACTCAATGACTCAAGCGCTTTCTGACCTGACGAAGAACGCGCGTCCGAAGATTCACGCGTCTAACCTCGCCTACCTCCGCAGGGGTTAGGCACATAAAACGAAAGCCGCAGGTGCTACCAACACCGAGCGGCTTTCTTGTTTCAACCTTCATACACAAGGCTGATCCATGGATCAAATTATAGCCGTCTTGACCGAGTCGTACCTAATGTCGCTCACTGAATTCACGTGGCAACAGCTAGTCGCCCTGCTTCTGATTCTCGGATGCTTCGCGGCAGTCTTCGTTACCTTCTGCGCAGTCGCCTTCCGACAGGTGATCCGCGCGATGTCGGACTACGAGGACTTCCGTGCGAAGCGCGGCCTGTACGGGCTGTTCCGCAGAAAGCAATGAGGCGGTACTGGCTATCAACCAACCACCTGCCACTTACTGGCCATCCACTGGCCTTTCTAGAGGAAAGTTATGGCTAAGAAGATCAAGGCCGAACCGCCGCAGGCTGCGCCGCGACGGATCCTGGTCGAGGATGCGCTCGCTCATGCGATGAAGCGCCCCCTCACCACTGCGGACATCAAGCGCACCTACGCGCTCCCGCAGACTCTCGGATGCAAGCAGTCCGAACGAGTTGCGCTCGACCGGCAGCTGACCCGTACCGTGGGATTCGATTCCATGTGCGGCTCGCTCGCCGATCACGCGGCAGCTATGGGGCAGTTCCCGATGACGGGCTTTGTCGGATACGGGGCGCTTCAACAGATCGCCCAGAACGGCATGGTGCGAAACTGCATCAAGACCGTTGCCGACGACGTAACCCGCGAATGGATCAAGATCACGGGTGGAGAGGACACGCCAGCCGAGATGCTCGAGCAGCTCGAGACCGAACAGCGACGCTACCGACTGCAGGAGCTTTTCAATCAGGCCATTGCCAAAGTCGGCTTCATGGGCGGCGCGTTCATCTTCATCGACACGGGCGCGCAGACCTCCGAAGGCGAAGACGTGGACTTGGCGCTCCCGCTCCGCCTTATCTCCGAGTCTGCCGAGGTCGGCAAGGAATGCGACCTGCGATTCGTCGTGGTCGACCCCGTGAACGTCTCCCCGGGCGAGTACAACAGCATCGACCCGCTCCGCGAGGACTACATGACGCCGCGCAAGTGGTTCGTCCTCGGGCGCACGGTTCACGCCTCGCGCCTGCTGCCGCTTTACGCGAACGAACCCCCGGTGCTGTTCAAGCCCGCGTACAACTTCCTCGGCATTCCGCAAGCCCAGATCCTCTGGGACTACATCCTGCATTGGAACGAATGCCGCGTGTATGCGCAGGATCTCATCAAGAAGATGAGCCTCCTCGTGTACTACACGAACTCGCAGGAACGTATGTCGACGATGGGCGGCATTCAGGAGCTCGACGCGGTCATGGAGGTTCTACAGCACTACCGTGACAACAACTCAGTGTTCCTCGCGAACACGGACACGGACAAGGTCGAGAACGTCACGACTGCCATCAGCGGCGTCTCCGACATCGTGAAGCAGGCGCAGGAGATGATCGCGGCAGTCAACCGCACGCCCGCCGTGAAGCTCTTCGGCATCTCGCCCGCAGGCTTCAACGCTACGGGCGAGTCCGACCTGCGCAACTACAACGACCACATCCGCAGTCAGCAGGAACTCTACCGACGCGCCATTCAGACGTGCCTTGATGCGCTTCAGCTGAAGCTCTGGGGCAAGATCGACCCCTCGATCTCGTTCGAGTGGAACGAGGTCGACATGGACAACGAGTCGGCACAGTCCGCGAACTTCAACGCCCGCGTGACGGCCCTTGCCGCGCTCAAGGACCGCAACGCCATCTCCGCCGATGAAATGCGTCAGGCGATGCGCCTTGAAAAGTGCTCACACCTCGCATTCCTTGGCGACGATATGCCCGCAGGCGAGGAAGGGGAGCTGATGACCGATGACGGGTCTAGCGACCTGCTCGCGGCCCTCATGGGAGGCAAGCATGAAGACGGCAAGGGCGATTGAGCCGAACGCAGGCACGAGGCGAGAGTACGCCAAGCGGGTCAACCGACTGGTAAACCAGTTCCTCGACCTGATGACCGACGAGATCCTCCTGCACGTTGCCGACGCGGGTGACCTGGTCGCGCAAGACTGGTCGCTCTCCAAGCCGACGCGCAAGGCTGACCGTGAAAAGCTCAGGCGCATTCGTGCGCGGGTACTGGCAGCGTGGAAGCGGGATCCCGCCGCGTTCGCTGCGGACATCGACGACTACGTGAGTCGCAACATCGTCAGGTGGACAGGGTATCTCGACCGCTCTGCCGAGAAGCTCGCGCAGTGGGTCGCGCGTTCCATTGCCGCTGACGTGACGAACGCACAGAAGCAGGCGTACCTCTCTGCGGGAATCTCGCCCGAAGTCTTCAAGGACAAGTGGACGATCCCCGTTGTGCGACAGCACATCAGTCCGACCGCCGCAAGGCTAATTCCTTCGATCGTGGAGGAGTCGGTCGGGAACATCGAGCGTCTGGCACTGTCCAAGGCCTCGCGCCTGCAACAGGTCATCACCGAAGGCCTCGCGCAAGGGCATACGGTTTCCAAGGTCAAGCAAACGCTCAGGTCTTTCGGCGGGTTCGACGAGAGCACCGCGACGAACTGGGCGATTGACCAGACATGCCGCATCACCCAGAGCATCCTTCGCGCGAACGATGCGGAGCTGGGGGTGTCTAAGGGCGTGTGGATCCACGTGCCAGGTCAGTACACCTCCCGAGAGACGCACCGCGCGCTGCACGGAAAGACGTTCGATCTTGATGTCGGCCTCTACGACAAGGACGTGGGCGCGAACGTCGTCCCCGGAGAACTCAGGTTCTGCAGGTGCATCTACCGCCCTGTTTTGCCCTTCAACGTTTAACGATCATGACTACTTTGGCTTTTGATTCCGCCGTCACTTTTCGTTGGCACGACGAGGACGGCAGGATGCACGTGGACAGGTCGAACCTCACCAGAGTTCAGGTCGCGCCGTACTACGGACGCGAAATCCCCGACTCTGAAAGGCTCGGACTTGATCCCGAAAAAATCTACTACGGGTACCGACCTGCCGAGGAGCTGTCCGATCCCGAGACGGTGCGCTCCGTGATCGGCATTCCGATTCAGCTCAATCACCACCTCGACTACCCCCACGCGCCCGCCAAGGACACGCGCGTGGGTTCGACTGGGGATTCGGCGAAGTTCGACGGCACGTACCTGAGCAACTCGCTCCACATTCAGGACGCGGACGCGTGCGCCCGCATCCGAGACGGGAGCATGAGACAGCTTTCACTGGCGTACCACTACGAGCCTGAGATGCACTCGGGTGAGTGGAACGGCCAGACGTATGACTTCATCATGCGCAGGATTCGCGGACAGCACCTTGCGCTTGTGGAGGAGGGACGAGCAGGGTCTTCCTGCATCGTCGAGGATCACGCTTTGGAACTGGGAGAAAAAGCGATGAATGAAGAAACGCCGATCAAGGCGGGCGATGCTCCCGAGGTCGAAGAGACCGAAGTGCGGATCGCCGACGAAATCGGAAGGCTCGCGGATGACCTCCGTGACCTCCATGAAACCACCGAAACGGGGGAAATTGTGGACAACGAAACCGCTGTGACCGAAGACACCGACAAGGCCGCGAAGATCGAGGCCATCGTCGAAGCCTTCAAGCAACGCGGCGCTACCGACGAGGAAGCCGCCGCCCTTCTGCAGGCACTGAACGAGCTCGCCACCGCCGAGCCGCAGGCCGCTGATGAGGAGGTCGACCCGACCGCCGCCACGGACGAAGAAGCCGAGGCCGAAAAGGCCGAGGAAGTCAACCCCGTGGTCGAGGCCGCCAAGGCCGCAGGCGTCGATGCCGACAACCCCGAAGTGCTCAAGGCCTTCGAGGCCGGAATGAACTTCAAGGGCGAGGCCGAGGACGAAGAGCCTGAAGCAGAGGATGAGGAATGCGCCGCCGACCAGGATGAACCTGCGTGCGACGAAGAACCCGCCGAGGACGAAGAACCTGAAGCCGCTGCCGACGAAGAGGAGCAGCCCGCCACTGCGCAGGATGCCGCCATTCGCAAGCTCGAGCAGAAGTTCGATGCCATCGACGAATGCCGAAAGGTTCTCGGTCGCGTTCGCGCGTCCGCTTTTGACTCCGCAGGTGCGGTCTATCTCGCCGCACTCAAGCAGATGGGCGCTCCCATGCGCGGCGTCACGAAGATGAATGCTCAAGCCGTTTACCTCGGCTTCATCAGCGGTCAGAAGTCCGCCGCGAAGGGCATTGCTCAGGACTCCAAGCTCGATGAGTCGGCCACGGTCGACCTCGCAACGGGCATCAATGTTCGTCTCTAAGGAAAACAGATTATGCAGAAGACTGTGAATCTTTATCCGAGCGTTGGTCTTCCGGGTCAGGAAGTCGCCGCTCACACTGCGGTCTACACGCCGCTTAACTACCTCTCCGACGGCACTGCCGCCGCCGGCAAGTTCGTCTTCGAAGGCACGTCCGATAAGAAGGGCGTCGCCTTCCCCGTCGCCTCTGCCAAGGGTACGACCCTCGTCGGTCTCGTCGAACGCACCTTCACCGCCGCCGTCCCGTGCGGCGTCGACGGCTCCGAAGCCTACCCGAACGGTGCTGAACTCACGATCGCCGTGCGCGGTGACTTCTACGTTGAAGCCGCTGGCGAGGCTACGGTCGGTCAGGCCGTCCTTTGCAATCCCGCTGATGGCGCTGTGTCTTACGGCACTGTCGGCAGCGAAAACGACACCGGCTGGGTCGTCGTCACGGCCGCGAAGGATCAGGGCGACATCATCATCATCTCCCGCCGATAAAAGGAGACTGAACAATGGACACGAATCTCGAATATCTTAAGAGCCTCGGCATCAGCTCCCCGTATGCCGTTGGCGTCATGCCGTACCACCGCGACGCCTCTGGTCGCATCGTCACGGACTACGCCAAGGTCACGCAGGGCAAGATTGCTCAGGACGCCGCCCTCTCCACCGCCAAGAACGTCGGCGTTCCCGCCGCCCTCGTCACGTACATCGATCCGCAGGTCACGACGATCCTGTTCGGTGCGATGAACGCCACGAAGCTCTTCAACGAAACGAAGAAGGGCGACTGGGCCGACAGCTTCATGCAGTTCCCGGTTGAGGAAGTCGTGGGCGACGTTACGCCGTACTCTGACTTCACGAACAACGTCACGTCCGAAGTGAACTACGAGTTCCCGACCCGTGAAAACTTCATCTTCCAGACGACGCTGAAGTACGGCGAACGCGAACTTGCCACGGGCGCTAAGGCTCGCCTCGAGTTTGCGGGTGCCAAGCAGCGCGGCGCGGCCAATATCCTCGCCCGTGCGCACAACCGCTTCTACCTCTACGGCGTTGCCGACAAGCAGAACTACGGCGCTCTCAACGACCCGAACCTGCCTGAGTCCGTCACCCCCATGTCGGTCGGCGGCAAGTCCACGTGGGCTGACAAGACCGCCGCCAACACCGACCAGATGGCGAACATCGTCTTCAACGACATCGCCAAGCTCATTAACGAGCTCATCAAGAACAACGCGGGCAACGTCGACGCCTCCTGCAAGTTCCGCCTTGCCGTCGCCTCCGACCGCGCCACGTATCTTCAGATGCCGAACGCCTTCGGTCTGACGGCTCTTGATCTGCTCAAGAGCAACTACCCGAACCTCGAGGTGCTCTACCTTCCCGAGCTCACGACGGAAGCGGGGTCCATGCTCTACCTGACGGTTCCCGAGCTGTTCGGCGAAGTCACTGCCGAGTGCGCCTACTCTGAAAAGATGCGCTTCGGCGGCGTCGAAGCCTACTCCACCTCCTGGGTGCAGAAGGCCGTCGGCGGTACGTGGGGTTGCGTGATCCGCCGCCCGCACCTGATCGCCACGATGCTCGGCATCTAACCACCATGCCCGAATCTGTTCGGGCTTCCTAGGGGGCGGGCTTCAGCCTTGCCCCCGCCATCGAACGAGGAGAAAAATTCAATGGCTACCACTACGAGAAAGAAGGCACAGGCGACTGCCGCCGAGGGCGTCGAGGTTCTGACTTCCACCCTTGAAGAAGAAAAGAAGGCCGTCACCGTTGCGGGCGAAACGATTGCCATCGCCTGCTGTCTGCCTTTTGCCCTGCGCTTTGACGACATCCCCGACGGCAAGGGTGGCACGAAGTCCATCCGCTTCCCCGGCATCAACGACAATCTGCGCGGCATGAAGTCGGGCGTCCTCGCTATGCCCGGCAACGCTCTGTGCGTGCAGCTCCCGAAGTCCGACTGGGAAAACCTGATCGCCGCTCACGGCAAGGAAATCGCCTTCACGGGTCGCAACGGCTCCATGCCCTGCATCTATCCCGTGAATGACGTGAAGGGCTTCAAGGCCGCCGCGTCCGAGATTGCCGAGATGCGAACGGGCCTCGAGGCCGCCGATCCGACGAAGATGGGCGTCGAAGTCACCGCCAAGTAAGGAAACAAAATGGCCTTCTATGAACTTGATGCCGCCGCCTTCCGCGCGGCGTACCCCGCCTTCACCGAGGAGGCGGTCAGCGCAGAACAGCTCGCAGCATCTTGGGAGGCCGTGAAGGTTCTCCTCGGGGACGGTGAAGGAAACTTCCCGTACCCCGAGGCCAAGATGCAACCGATCCTGTGGGCGGCTCTCTGTCACCTCCTCTCGCTTGACGGGAACGGGTTGGATCAACCCTCCCGCATCGCCTCTGCGACCGAGGGCAGTGTCTCCACGTCGTTCGAGAACCTGCAGAGCAAGACCGAGGCGGGATCCTGGTGGAACCTGACGAAGTGCGGCGCGCTCTTCTGGGTACTCACGATGCCGTACCGCACGGGCGCGAAGCTCTACTATGCCAAGCCCTATCACCCGTGGGGGTAAACATGGGGATCAAGGTCAATCGCGCCACGGGCGTGCGCAAGCTCGCTGCCGAAGTCGGCAAGGTGGGCGCACCCTACGCGGAGATCGGCATCACAGACCCAGAGGTTGCGACCTACGCAACGTACAACGAGTACGGATGGGTGCAACGCACGACGAAGAAACAGACGGGGTATTTCCTGCGTAACTTCGGGATCATGCTCAAGCCAGGGACGCCTCTCAGCTCCCCGCCGCGTCCGTTCATGCGTGCAACCTTCGCCGATGAGGTCGGCAACTGGAAGAAGATCCTTGCCGCCGGACTCAAGGCCAAGGGCGTCAAGGACGCCAGAGCCGCGCTAGAGATCATGGCGCGGCAGGCACAGGTCGACATTCAGGAGACGATCCGAAACAACGGCTCGCGCAGTACGAAGTTCCCCAACCGCTCGCTCTTCACGACGTTGCTCTACGACGTGAAGGACGAACGCAAGGGACGCAACCGCACTGCCGACTCAGGCTCTGGGCGCGACAAGGCGCTTGTCAAGGTCGGAACGATGCTCCACTCTGTCGGCTACGAAATCAAGGGGTGATGGATGTCAGTCAATCTTCACAAAATCGTGCGAAAGGCGATTCACCACCTGCACTCTGATCAGGCCGCCACGCTCTACCGCTCCACGGGTCGCTACGTCGACGGTGAGCGAGGGGACGCCGTTCAGCTCTTCGAGGAATGCGGGGAGCTGACGATGCAGATCCAGTCGCTCGGCCCCGACGTGGTACAGCAGGTCGACGCAATCACGCAGGCTGCAACGCTTCGCAAGATCTGGGTTTTCGCAGACACGGGAGCCTGGTCGGTCAACCGTCCGCTCGGTCGCACTGGCGACTACCTGAGAGGCGATGACGGGCGTGTATGGCTTGTCAACGCCGTAATCGAGGACTTCACCCGTAGCGGGTGGGTCAGCCTGCAGTGCCAGCAACAGACGACCCCTGTGGACATCTACTACGAGACTGAGGAGGGGCTATGCCGCTTGCCGCTGTAAAGCAGGAGCAGATCACCGAAGCCTTCCGAAGCTACCTCAGGAAGTTCGCCGTCCCGCCGTATGCGAACGACGATGCGCGGCATCTCATCAACGGCTTCGCCAACGACCTCGGCCTGCCCGAAGACAACGATTTCACCGTATTCACGCCGATCAGCATGACGCGGCGCGGATCGACGATCGAAACTCATGACGCAGTCTCTGAGACCTCTCTACTTCATGAGTATGTCGACCTGGTGGTTCAAGTGGACTGCTACAGCGCAGACCGCTTCGCTGCCCGCGATCGAGCGCAGGCATACGAGCTTGCGGGTCGGTCAACTTACGGTGCGGATCACTTCCGCGCCTACGGCCTCGACCTCCAGTACGTCGACGGCCTTCAGAATCTCACTGCTCCGACGGACTCGGGGCGGTACGTCCCGAGATGGGCGGTCACGTTTCATCTCGGATTCAAGCGCACATTGAAGATAGACCAAGACGGGTTCCGCTTCGTCGAGGTAGACCTTGCCAATGTTGACGTGAAATTCAAACCGAAGGAAAAGCAATGATTCCTGCATCTCACATTGTGAAGGTCACGCCGCGCGTCATCTCTGGCGGTAGCTCCGACCTCGAAACCAACGGCCTGCTCCTCACGAAGTCGGCCCTTATCCCCTCCGACATTCCCGCCGTCGAGTTCTCCTCCGCCGCTGCCGTTGCCGACTTCTTCGGCAGCGAGGCCGAGGAAACCGTCTTTGCTCAGCAGTACTTCACGGGCGTCACCAATCAGCAGAAGGCCGTCAACGCCATCGTGATCGGTCGCTTCATTTCCGAAGCCGCTCCCGCTTGGGTGCGCGGCGGTGCGGTCACGACGAAGCTCGCCACCTTCAAGGCCATCACGGACGGCACGCTTACGCTCGAGGTCAACGGCGAGGAAGTCACCGCCGAGAACATCGACCTTTCCGCTTGCACCTCTCTTTCCGAGGTTGCCGCCAAGGTTGCCGAAGGCATTGCCGGTGTGACGGGCGCTTATGACGCCAACTCCCAGAAGTTCACCTTCACGACCGAGAAGACGGGCGCGGATGCCTCCCTGAACCTGGTCGGCGTTGACGCCGTGGGCACGGCCATCGTCGGCGAATCCCTCGTCGCCTCCGGAGTCAAGGGCACGGGGCTGAGCGATGCGCTCGGCCTCACGGTTTCCCTCGGTGCTGTGGTTTCCCCGGGCGCGGACATTCAGACTCCCGCCGCCGCGCTTGAGAACGTCTGCTCCGTCACGCGCAACTGGGTCGGCTTCACCACGCTTTGGGAAGCTACGCTCGAACAGGCCGAAGGCTTTGCCGCATGGGCGGACATTGATGACGACTACGTGTACGTCGATTGGACGACGGATGTCCGCTGCATCGACATGCTCACGCAGGCCGAGACGAAGCCCGCCAAGATGAAGGATCGATTCAACTGCGCGATTTGCCTCTACGGTACGTCCGCCTTTGCCGCCTTCGTCCTCGCTGTCGGCGCTTCGATCGACTGGCAGAGAAATCAGGGCATGAAGGTCTGGTTCGCCAAGTCCGCTACGGGTCTCTCCCCGACGATTCAGAACGAAGCCGCCGCCGATGCGCTTGAGGCAATCCGTTGCTCCTACTTCGGCAACTTCGCCACGCGTAACGACGCCTTCCAGTTCATGAATACGGGCGCGCTCTGCTCTGACTACTACGGCTTCATCGACGTGCTCTACGGCTCGATCTACCTGCGCAACGCCATTCAGCGTTCGTGCATGGACGGCTTCAAGGCGATCAACCGCGCTCCGTATAACGACATGGGTCGCGCATACATCTCCGCCTGGCTTCAGGATCCGATCAGCCTCTGCCTGCGTAATGGCGTCATCGACCCGGGTCTCGATCTCTCCGAGTCTCAGCGCGTGCAGATCATGCAGGAAGTCGGTCAGGACATCTCTACGACGCTCTTTACGAAGGGCTATTGGTACGGCATCGAGATGCCGAGCGCCAACGTCCGCGCCGAACGCGGCTCGCCGATTGTTACCCTGTTCTATTGCTACGCGGGCTCTGTCCAGAGGGCCGATATCGAAACCGTAGCCGTCATCTAACCCATCCTGTAACGAAAGGGCTTCCCACGTGGAAGCCCTTTTTCTTGGAGCCGAAAAATGGCCGATTACTTTGACGTAACCAGTGCGAACGTCCAGATCATTCTCGCCTGTGAAGATCTCTACCCGTCCGGTGTGAAGCTCGAGGGCTTCTCCGCCGACAGCGTGATGACTGCCGACGGCGTGGACCAGTCCGAAAACCGTCGCGGCGTTGATGGCCGCATGGTCTCCGGCGTGGTCAAGAACATTCAGCCCGTCAGCATCGTGCTTGAAGCCAACTCCCCGAGCCTCGAGGTCTTCGAGACTATCCGCGACGCTATGAGCGCCAACTGCAAGCCGTATGAGCTTACCCTCACGGTCTTCGTGCCCGCCCTTGAAAAGACCATCGTCTTCCGCCGTGGCGCCCTCAAGAACGGCCCGAACCTCCCGAGCGTTCAGAAGACCCTTCAGCCCACGACGTGGACCATGGAATTTCAGGAAGTCGCCTGATTGACGCACTGAGGAGAAGTCGGAAATGGATGACATTACCCTGAAGATCAATGACGCAGGCCACGACATGACCTTCGTCATCGAGAAGATGAGTGCCTTCAAGGCGGAAGGTTGGCTGATCCGCGCAGGTCTCCTGCTCGGACGCGAGGCCATCACCGCCGAAGGCGTCAAGGACTATCGAGGCCTGGTTGCCGCGTTGTGCAAGGTCGAGTACGAGAAGGCCGCTCCCCTGCTCGACGAACTGCTCGCCTGCTGCAAGGTGCGCGTCGGGAAACTGAAGAAGAGCGTGACCGACGACGGCATGATTCAGTCGCCGTTGACGCTCCTGACCCTTCGCGTGGAGGCGCTCAAGGCGAACTTCGGTTTTTTGCAGAGCGCAAACCTGTCCAACTTCCTCGGTGGGCAGGCTTCAGAGCCGACTGTGAAGGCGTAAGAGGGGTCGCCTCCTACGCCAACATTCCGCCGCTCGCGGGGCGTCTCATCTCCGCTCGCCTCGCGTCACTGGCGGAGCTAAAAACCGTTCTTACATACGAGGATGCCGTCAACCTCGACGAGGTTCTTCTGTTGGACAACTACCACAAGTGGTTGGCGGCAAAACAAGCTGAGGAGAAAATCTAAATGGCCGGCAACATCATCGACAGTCTGTTAGTGAAGATCGGCCTCGATTCCGAACAGCTCAAGGACGGTTTGGATCAAGCGGCACAGGGCATCGACAACTTCGCACGCGGCGCAGAGCGTTCGGGCGAGGCGGTCGACCGACTGGCAGCACACGCCACGAAATCGGGACTCGTGCTCGGCAACGTCTCGGACGATGTCGCAGAACGCATTCTCGAAATTGGGTCAAGCGGTCAGAAGGCGGCACTTGTCGCAGGCCGCGCAATGGATACCCTCGGCAAGCAGGTCGGGGCTATCGGCGAGAAGATCATGGCGCTTGGTGCGCCACTCCTCGCGGCTTTCGGCGGGACTGCTCTCTTTCAATCCTTCGTCCAAGACGGGAACGCGCTGGCAATCCTGTCCGACCGACTGAGCGTGTCTGCCCAGAAGATCGACGCATGGGCGAAGGCGAACGAGGATGCAGGCGGCAGTCAGGAAGCCTTCAAGGGTACCCTTGAAAACTTCATCCTGACCACGGGCAGAGGCGAGAAAGCTTTCTTTGAGATGGGCGACCATATCAAGGGCTTGAGCCAAAGGCAGGCGGAGTACTTCCTGCAGTCGCAGGGGCTGTCTGCCGATGCCGCCGCCGTGTTTCTGAAGTACCGCGACAATGCGGAGGAGGCCGCCAAGGCCTTCGAAGGTGTCGCCTTCACTGATGAGCAGGTCAAGCTAGCCCGTGAATTCAATCGCCAATGGCGCAACTTCACGAACCAGGCTTCCTCGCTCGGCGGCGTTCTCCTCACGGCAGTGATGCCGCCACTTACCGCCGTCATGAAGACGATCAGTTCGGGTGTGGGCTACCTTGCGGAGCATTCCCGCTTCGTGAAGATAGCCGCCGGGGCGATTGCCGCCATCTTCGGCGGGGCGTACCTGCGCAACATCGTTGCGGCGGTCAAGGCGTCTGGCCTTTTCGTGAACGTCTTCGTGAAGGGGATGCCCGTCATCAAGGCGTTCAACGCCGCGCTGTTGGCAAACCCTCTGGGCGTTCTGATTGCCGCTGCCGTTGCGGCCAGCGTGGTCATTGACGACTTCGCGGGCTTCCTCGAAGGCGACATATCGGCGCTTGAGTCGTTCATGAAGTGGTGCGGTCTAACCAGTGAAGAGATCGACAACATCAGGCAGAACATCCTGAGCTTCGGCCGCGCCGTGTGGAACATCCCGAAAAACATTAAGCTCGCGCTCGGTGAGGCTTGGGATGTGATTAAGGAGATGGGCGTATGGTTCGCCGACCTGTTCCATCTCCCCGACGCGAAGGCGTTTACGGACTTCTTCGCCAAGGTAGGCGACGTTGCGGGATCCATCGGGTCGACCCTCTGGGGCGGCATCGTTGAGGGCTTCCGCTTCATCGACTACATCGCCGACGCGCTCGGCGGTTTGCCCGATGCGTTCGTCAAAGGCTTTGACAACGGGATCAGCTACATCTACGAGAAGTTCCTCGCGTGGCTGGTCGAACCGTTGCGCAGTCTCTTGCCTGAATCGCTTGACGGTCTGAAGCCTGCTGCCGATAAGGCGGCGTCCGCCGTCTACGACGCGTTGATGTTCCCGATCCGTCAGATCAAGAAGGCCTTCGAGGGGCTTTTCGGGAGCTTCGACGCCTTTGCCGACAAGGCAAAGGGGATCCTCGGAAAGGTCGGCAGTTTCTTCGGCTTCGGCGACGAGGCGAAGGAACCCGCGCCCGCTCCGCAAAAGGGCGAGGTGACGATCAAGGCCGATCCCACGGACAGGCAGACGGGCGGATTCCTCGACGGCCTCACCGACAAGGTGGGCGGGTGGATGTCTTCCCTGCTTGCGTCCCCGACCCCTGCTGTGGCCGGTGCGCCGGCAGGGATTGCGGCATCGAACGCGGGCGCATCGAACGCGGTCAACACCGACATGAAGGTGACGGTGCAGACCACGGTCAACGCCTCGGGCGACGGCGAGGCAATCGGCGAAGCCGTTGCAGGCAGTGTCCAGAAGGCAATGGGCAAGGCACGAGACTACATCCAGAATTCGGTCTCGGGCGTTGTCCAAAAGGGGTAACTCATGTCAGTTGAAATTCTCTCGTGGGCTATCCTCGATACGAAGGGCAACCCTATCTGCGACTACGACTCTATCGACGATCTGGGCGAGGACGCCTCTGCCGTCGTCCCCGTGGAGCCGCAGGAAAACGGCGCGCTCTACGCCTATGACAAGGTCGCGCAGCCACAGCAGATCACCGTGACGCTCCTCTTCTCGGGCGACTATGCCGCTCAGGAAGCAGCGATCGCGAAGATCGATGCCGCTCTGCAGGGCTTGGAGGCGTTCACGGTGGTCACGCCGACCACGGTACGCTCGAACATGACGCTGATCGCCGCCAGCTCGACCCGATCCTCTACGGGCGGGGCGAACCTGCTCTCCGTTGACCTCACCTTTCAGGAAGTCCGCTCCGCCAACGTCGGCGGCGGCTCCGTGGCGTGGTCGCCGAAGAAGGCGACGGGTGCTAGCAAGGTTGACGGCGGCAAGCGTCAGACTACGCTTCTCGGAGGGCTGTTCTCATGATGCGCATTCCGCTTTCCAACATTCCGAATCAACGGTTCTCCGTTGTTCTCGATGGACAGAACTGCACCATCAGCCTTAAGCAAAACGGCGGGGCGCTCTATCTGAGTCTCGCAGTCGACCAGGTCGACGTGGTTACCGGGCATATCTGCAACAACGGAAGCCCTGTACCGATCTTCAAGACAACCGCCTTTTCGGGGCGTCTGGTTTTTCATGACGTGCTAGGGGACTCCCACCCGGACTACTCAGGACTGTCTGATCGGTACTACCTCGTTTACTTGGCAGAGGGCGAAAAATGGCAAGCGTGACTTTTTCCGAAAAGGCGCTGCGCCTGACGGTCACGCTCGACAAGGCGGGTGCGAACAACGTCTACACGCTCACGGGCTTCGCTACTCATGTGGCGATCTCGAAACAGGGCGGCGTGGACTTCGCGAAGGCGTCGGTCGAGGTCTATGGGCTGTCACTTGACACGATGGCTCAGCTCACGATGCTCTCCTTCCGCCCGCTCGGTCGCCGATGGAACCTGCTCCAAGTCGAAGCAGGCGAGGGCGGGAACTACTCCGTGGTCTTTCAGGGCGAGGTGACGAACGCCTACGCCGATCTGAACGGGGCTTGCCCCGTGATGAAGATGGAAGCCCAGACGGGTAGCTACCCTGTCTTGCAACCTGAGGGGCAACTGGCCATCTCGGGTCAGCAGTCGGCGGCGGAAACCGTCGGGATGCTCGCGCAGAAGACGGGCAAGACGTTCCGCAATGATGGGGTCGAGGCGACGCTCTCCGACTGCATCATCACGGGCGATCCGATCACGAAGATGCGACAGATCGCCAACAGCGTCGGCGCAGACCTCCTCATCGACGACGATGAGATCGTCCTCCTGCCGCGCGGCAAGGTGAGAGAGACGGGCGGGATCCCGCTTGTCTCCGCAGACGCTGGGATGGTCGGGTACCCGACGTTCACGCAGAACGGCATTCAAGTCGTTTCGTACTTCCGCCCCGATCTCCGCATCGGTGCGGCGGTGCGCGTCGAATCCATCGTCCCGTCCGCTTCGGGCACTTGGAAGATCGTCAATCTTTCCCACGACCTAACGGCACACAAGCCCGGCGGCGGTTCGTGGCGCACAACGTTCGAGGGGATGTGGCTCGATGAGTGACGAACTGAAGCTCAATACGTCTGAGTTCACGGCTAGCTCCGAACTCAACGCCCTGCACTTCATGATTCAGTCAATCGTGAAGGGGATGGTCAATACGGCCATCCCCGTCCGCGTGGACTCAGTCAACCGCACGGGCGAGGGCAACGGCGCGGAGTACCTCTCTGCGACGCCCCTGGTCGAGATGCGCACCGCCTCGGGCGAGGCAATCCCGAACGTTTCGATCCCGAAGCTCAGGTGGTTCAGGCTTCAGCATGGGACGGCGGCAATCATCGTCGACCCGAAGCCCGGTGACATCGGCCTTGCGATCTTCGCTCAGCAGGATGTGTCCGCACTGAACGGCGAGGCTACGCCCGTGCAGCCGGGTAGCTTCCGTTGCTTCGATATGTCCGACGGGTTCTACATCGGCGGGTTCTGGGGGAAGAAGCCCACCACCTTCATCCACTTGGAGGAAGAGGGCACGATTCACGTCGTAGCTCCCCAGAGCATCAACGAGGAGACGCCCGCGCTCACGATCAAGTGTGATACGGCGCGGGTCGAGGCTTCGTCCTCGGTCACGCTCGACACGCCTGCGACATCTTGCACGGGGACGCTGACCGTTACGGGTCTCATCACCGGCAAGGGCGGGCTTGCCATCTCCGGCGGCTCTGGCGCATCGGTCGACGGCTCCCTCACCACGACGGGCGACGTTGTGGCGGCGGGCGTCTCGCTTGACACTCACACCCACCCGGGCGACTCGGGCGGGACAACAGGGACACCACAGTAATGGCTCACACGAACTACACGCCTCAGCTCACCGCGTCCGCCTGTTTCACGTTCGACGGCAACGGGAACCTGAAGATGCTCGAGGGCACGGCGGCGACACTGCAGAACGTCTCGAACGAATGCAGGTGCTTTACCGATGACCTGTACTTCTACGCGGAGCATGGCATCGACTGGTTCTCCGATCAGTTGGGAAAGCCCGTGCAGAAGGCCGTGACCGCCGCCCGCCTGAGGGATGCGGCCTTGTCGGTCGAGGGCGTGGAGGCCGTGGAGGCCGTGGAGATTGACGACGTGGACAGTCGCGCCCGCACACTGACGGGGCGCATCACCATCCGAACAACTGAGGGCGATCATGGCCGTAGTGAAATTTGATGAACTGACGGGCGTGGTTGTGCCCGACTCCTCCGAGATTCGCGAGGACTTCGCAAAGGGCATCGTGAAGGCGTTCCGCTCCGATCCCGACCGTCCCGACGTGAACGTTGAACCGACCTCCCCGATGGGGCAAGTGGTCGACCTGGTCGCTGCGGAGATCGAGGCGAAGAATGCCGAGATCGCATACCTTGCCAATCAGCTCAACCCCCAGACTGCTCGCGGAGTCTTCCTTGACGCCATTGGCGGCCTCTACGGCATCGACCGCAAGCTCTCCGAGCCTTCCGTTGTCACCTGCACCCTGACGGGTCTGAAGGGCACTGTGATTCCCTATGGCGCGATTGTTCAGGACGCCAACGGGAACAACTTCAGGCACTCCGCCGTCGGCGGGGCGGTGATCGGAGACGATGGGACGGTCACCACGACCTTCGATTCGGTCGAGCATGGCTCTGTCGAGGTCGCACCTGAGACGGTGACGAAGATCGTCACGATCGTCGCAGGGTGGGATGCCGTCACGAATCCCGACTCGGGCGCTCTCGGACGCAGCAGGGAACCTGACAGCGAGTACCTCGCGCGCATCACGGAGAGCTACGCGATCAATGCTCTGGGTAGCTTGGAGGCCATTCAGGCGAATCTGGCAGAGCTTGACGGCGTGCTTGACTGCGTGGTGCTAGAGAACTTCACGAACGAGTACAAGACGGAATTCGGCCTGCGCATCGAGCCGCACAGCATCGCGGTCTGCATCGTGGGCGGGGATGATGAGGCAATCGCCGAGACCATTTACCGACGAAAGGACATGGGGTGCGGCACGACGGGCGGCTACGAGGTCACCTACGTTGCGAAGGACCATTTCAACGCGACGTACACGTACCGCATCACCCGTCCGAGCACACAGGACTTCAAGGTGCGCGTGACGTTTAACGCCGAGTCCGTGAACCCGTATGAGGAAGCGGACGTAAAGGCGGCCTTGATTGCGGACTTCTCGGGCGAAGGCTCGAACCCGCGCATCAAACTGGCTACGAAGGTCTACGCGTCCCGCTTCTACGGCGTGGCGATCCCCAAGACTACGGCTCCCGTGCGCAAGATCGAGATTCAGCTCGGCGATGCGGGGTGGGTTGACTCCGTGGAGATCCCCGCCAACGTCGAGCCTTCGATTTCCTCGGAGAACATCGTCTTCGTGTACGAGAGGTAAGGCATGGCGGACACACAGACATGGTTCAACTTCGCATCCGTTGAGGACGTGCGGGGCATCCCCGATGTCGCCTCCACGCAGTCAGAAGCTATCCAGACGCAGTACGCCTTCAGTGCGGACTTTCAGAATCTGGGAAGCCTGATGCAGGATGTGATCGACGCCACGCCCGACCTCGAGCGCCTGCGCGCGGCGGCGATGGATCCCCAGACCGCCTACGGCGTTTACCTCGACTGGTGGGGTCAGAAAGTCGGCGTAGACCGCTTCATCAAGGTGCGCGGCGAGTACGTGCGCTTTGATGATGACTACTTCCGCTTCCTGATCCTCTACCGCGCCGCTTGCAATATCTCGAACGGCTCGGCGGACGCCGCGAACAAGCTGCTACAGCGCCTGACGGGCCTGCAAATAGGGG